CAGGATGTACAAGAGGATTTCGTCAAGTGGTTCCGGGGTACGGCACACAAGCACGGGCTCAACAATCGACAGGCCCAGAGTTTGGCGAAAGAGTACGTCGAGTTTGCCACCAACATGCAACAGGAAACGACGATCGACCCCGAGGCACACCGCGCCCAGGTCACCGCCGACATGAAAAAGGAACTGGGGCGCGCCTACGACGATCGTATCGGACGCGGCAATCAGTTCATCGATGATTTTGCCGAGGCCGAACTTACGCACCTGGTGCTGCAGGACGGCACCGCACTGCGCGACAACCCGGCATTCATTCGCACGCTAATCAAAGCGCAAACCTGGATACAGGACAACATCGGTGAAGACCGGATTGTGCAGAACCGGGACACCAATGCGCGCACGCCGGACGAGGCGCAGGCGCGCGTCAACGAATTAATGCGCTCCGACAGCCCATACTGGGATCGCACGCACTCGCAACACAGAAACATTGTGGACGAGGTGCAACTACTTATGCAGGAGATCCACCCGAACGAGGAAGGAGAAGCTGCGTAACCGTTTTGTTTCTGGACCGGCTGACAAGCGACAGCCCCGCTGGAAAAGAAACAAAGCGTCAAGTCGGGACAAGCTACGGCCCCCGCAAAACTTAAAGCACTGGTCCGTCACCTGACGGGTAGCCGCTTAACTGATGTCGTGAAAGGAGTGTACCGTTATGAGTACACAAATTACGACTGCCTTTGTGCAACAGTTCAGCGCTAACGTGCAAATGCTGTCACAACAAAAAGGCAGTCTTTTACGACGTGCTGTTAGAGAAGAGCCTGTAACTGGCGAAAAAGCGTTTTTCGACCAGGTAGGTTCAGCAACAGCCGTCAAGAAGACCTCACGGCATGGCGATACGCCAATAAGTGATACGCCACATTCCCGCAGGATGGTCACAATGGACCATTGGGAATACGCTGATCTTATTGACGATGCCGATAAGGTTGCCATGCTAATCGATCCAACAAGCTCGTATGCAAACGCAGCTGCGTATGCAATCGGGCGTGCAGTCGACGACGCCATTATCGAGGCGGCGGACGGCACAGCCCTGACAGGCAAATCAGGAAGCACCTCGACAGTGCTCCCCGCCGGTCAGATAGTTGGTGTTGCCTCACCAGCTGCAGGGCTGACGATTGCAAAAATGGTCAATGCTAAAAAGATACTTGACCAAAACAATGTTGATCCGTCGATCAAACGGTACATCGCTGTTCATCCCGAGCAGATCGAAGACCTTTTGAACAACACCACCGTAACTAGCGCCGACTACAATACGGTCAAGGCACTGGTGCAAGGTGACATCAACACCTTCATGGGTTTCGAGTTTATTACCTCGACCCGGCTTGCCACCGATGGTTCGTCCTATCGCCAGGTTCTGGCGTGGGCGGAAGACGGTATCACGCTGGCGATGGGGAAAGATTTGAACACCCAGATCACGCAACGCGCGGATAAGTCCTACTCGACCCAAGTCTATGTGTGTGCACAGTTTGGTGCCACTCGCATGGAAGAGGAAAAAGTAGTGCAAATCCTGTGCTCAGAATGAGGGGATGAATTATGGCTAATGTCAATCAGACCCTTGCGTCAAATCATGTGGCATCACCGCGTGTACATTCTCCGACCTACCAGTTGGCTGGCCGGATGCGTGTCGCGTGTGGGACCATAGCGCTTGCGGCAGGCGATCTGTCTGCAGGCGACACCATCATGCTGGCTCCAGTTCCGACCAACGCTGCGGTCGTCAGTATCAAGATCTATAACGACGATCTTGACTCTGGCTCAACCGTGACGATGCACGTCGGGTTGTATACAGCTGACGGTAACACGACTGCGAAAGATGTGGACGCATACGCAAGTGCGACAACGGACTTGCGCGCAGCTGTACTCACCGGGACGGAAGTGGCTTTCGAGGCACGTAACGTCAACACGATGGGACAGCGCGTCTGGGAAGATGCTGGCGACAGCACGGACCCGGGCGGTCACTACTTCATAGGTCTTGAGACCGACGCCGCTGGCGATACCGCTGGCGATCTGTCGTTCCTGATCACCTACGTCGTGGACTAACAGGATTGGGGGAAGTGGCGCTCGCGCTTCCCCCTACCCTTTGCGATATTACGTTGAAAACATTGTAACCCGGGCAGAAGCAGAAACGCTCACCGGGTTCAGCGGCAAAGTTCCCTTTGACCTTGCTCCGGTTGCGAATGTTATTGCACCGATGCTGCAGCTGGGCGCGGCGATTACGCCCGACAGTTACGCCCGCGTCGAACAGAAACAAGACGGACACGACTGGCATTTCGACACCGGCGACACGGGGCACATGCCCTGGTGTGAATTTTCTGCGTCGGTTTTGTTAACCCCGCCGGATCAATTCAGAGGTGGCGTGTTTCAATTTGCCAACCCGCCGGAGGAACACCTGGCGCATTACCTGGACGCGATCATCTACACGTCCGACGAACTCCACCGGGTGTTGCCGCACCACGGTAACCGAAAAGTTTTGCTGTGTTTTTTAGGAGCCCACAATGGCGAGTGAAGTCGACATCATCAATAGTGCGCTAAACATGGTCGGCGCAAGCAACATCATTGCACGCGCAGAAGATTCAAAGTCCGCACGCATTACCAACCAGCGCTATGACTACATCCGTGATGCCGTGCTGCGGGCCCACCCCTGGAACTGCGCGATCTCCCGCGCGACCATTGCAGCCGACGCCGACTCGCCGACGTTCGGCTTTACCAACCAGTTTACATTACCGACTGACCCGTATTGCCTGCGTGTGCTGCGCCTTGAGTATCTCGACATCGACTTCCGCGTCGAAGGCCGCAAGATCCACTGCGACGAAGATACAATAAAAGTCATTTTCATCTCGCGCGTTACCGACCCCAACGAGTATGACCAGTTACTGATCGAAACCATCGCCGCGCGTCTGGCTGCAGATTCAAGTTATGCACTTGCGCAGTCCAGCACCCTGACGTCGACGATGTGGCAGCTGTACGAAAACAAACTGTCGGAAGCGCGCTTCATCGATGCGACGGAAGGAACCCCTGGTGCCATCCAGAGTGTCACTGTCAGCGGCTCGATCCAGGCTGACACTCTCGTCAATGCGAGGCTGTAGATGGCGCGTGCCAATTTTGCGTTCACCAATTTCACCGCGGGGGAACTGAGCCCTCGGTTGACTGGCCGCACCGACCTGTCGAAATACTTCAACGGGTGTGAAACACTGGAGAACTTTCTGATCCATCCGCACGGTGGCGCAACGCGTCGCCCAGGAACCCGGTTTGTTGCCGAGGTAAAAACCAGTTCGGCACAGACCCGCTTGATCCCGTTTCAGTTTAATGTCACCCAGGCGTACATACTGGAGTTTGGAAACAACTACTTCCGCATCTACAAGGACGGCGGGCAAGTACAGTCGGGATCTCCTGCAGCTGCGGTAGAAGTCACGACGACCTACGCGACAGCAGACCTGGCCGCACTCAAGTTTTCACAGTCCGCCGACGTGATGTATGTCGTCCACCCGGACAAACCAGTGCGCAAAATTGCGCGGACCTCGCACACGGCGTGGACAATCACCGACGTTGATTTTAAGCGGGGCCCGTTCCTCGATGCCAACACGACAGCTACTACTTTGACTGCCAATGGCCGGACGGGATCGGTGACGATTTCAGCCAGCGCCGTGACCGGCATCAATAGTGGGGGTGGATTTACGGCAAGTGATGTAGGCCGTCTGGTCAAGCTGCACCACGGGTATGCGAACATTACCGCGGTTGGCAGCACCACCTCGGTCACTGGAGCGGTGCAGGAAAACGATGTCTTCGATACTGAACTAGAACCGACCTACGCAAGCAACACCATCTCTTTCTCCGAGGGCGACCCGTCGAGCACCGGCCTGGAACACAACGATCGCATGGTGGACAGTGCGAAGGCGTTTGTCTCCCAGGGCTTCAAGGACAACATGGAGATCACGGTCACCGGGGCATCGACCGGCGCAAATAACACCGATTATCTAATTGTAAAAGCGACCGAGGAC